GAAAAGCAGGGTCAGCCCGGTGAAGCGCTCACACAGCCCGATCGCCGCGCCGCAGAGCGTCGTCAGCAGCGCATCCTCGTCCGCGCCGTCGATCCTGAGATACGCCTTGGCATCCGCCACGGCTTCGGCAGGCGCCCCCATCATGGCGCCTCCAGATCGAGGCTGCGCGCGAGCGTCCGGTCGTCGGCCAGCGTCACGCGGTTGGTGAGGCGGTAGGCGACGCCCCGCTCGCCGCCCGAAATCCGAACGGCGGTGAGGCCACATCCGGACTCGCGCGGTTCGATAGTCAGCCCCTCGGGGCGACAGGTCCAGGCGCTCTCCTCGATCGGAACGCCGAGCAGCCGCGCGCGCGGCCACTCCACGGCATAATCGAGCGTGGCGTGCACGCACTTGGTCAGCATGGCGGCGGTCTCCGGCAAAGGCGGGAAAGAAAAAGGCCCGCGCGAACGGCGTCGCGCGGGCCAGGCAGTCTCGGCGGAAAGGGGATCAGGACGCCGAGAATCTGATCAGCTTGATCGCCTCCGAATTGGCGACCGTGCCGCCGATCCGGCGGGTCGCGTAGAAATGGACGAAGGGCTTGTGGCTGAACGGATCGCGCAGGATCGCCGTCTCGCCGCGCTCGGCGATCAGATAGCCGGCGTTGAAGTTGCCGAACGCGATCGGGGTGGTGCCGCTGCCGACATCGGGCATGTCCTCCGCCTCGACCACCGGATAGCCAAGCAGCGTATCGGGCTGGCCCGCGACGAGGCCCGGCGACCAGAGGAACTGGCCCTCCGCCGTCTTCATCTTGCGGATGGTGGCGAGCGTCGCGGCGTTCATCACAAACACCGCCCCCTGCCGATAGGGCGCGCGCAGCGACTGGACGAGATCGACCAGCAGATCCTCCGGCTCGCTCGCCGGGAAGGCGCCGTCGACGCCCGTCGGCAGGTACTGAAGCGTGCCGAACGGGCGGGTTCCGTCCTCCGCATCGCTCTTCGGCGACTGGAGAAAGCCCTTCGGCTTGTTGACGCCGTCGCCGTTGACGAACGCCGCCCCCTCGGCACGGGCGAACTCCATCGCGATCTCGCCGGCCAGCCACGCTTCGAGGTCGAACGCCGCGTCGTCGAGCATCGCCTGCGTCGCCGCCGGGTTGGCGAACAGGTCGCCCATCGGCGGCGCCACCTCGTTGAACACCGGCGTGCCCGTCTCGGCCCGCGCGGCGTCCTCCGCCGCCCAGCCCGAGGTCGTGCCGCCCGACGTCACCAGCTTGCGATAACCCGCCGAACCCACCGTCACGACATTGGCGATGCCGCGGATCGGCGAGATCGACTTGAGCGTCGCGGCGATCTGCGTGTCGATCTCCTGCGGCACGGCATAGCCGCCCGTGGAATCGGCGCTGCCGTCGATCGCCTTCACCTCGATGCCGGCGGCATTGCCGTGGCGCAGGTAGCGATCGACGAACTGCTTGGTCTCGGGCGCGGCGGCACCCGAAAGCGGCGCGCGGGCGGCGGCGATTGTGCCGGCGTCGAGCTTGGCCTTCAGGTCCGCCATGCCGGCGCGCAGCTCGGCGATATCGTCGGCGCCGACGAAGCTCGCCTCCAGCGGATCGTTCTTGGTCTCGTACATCATGTTCTCCTCAGACATTCTTGTCCTCCTCGTGGACGGCATGAACCCGTGCGCCGGGCTGCATCGGGAAGGTCACCAGCGAGACCTCGACCAGATCGAGATCGGTGAGCGTACGGCCATGGTGGCGCGGCTCCTTGGCAAGCCCCCGTATCCGAAGGCTCAGCCCGCCCACCGCGCCATCACGCAGCAGGGCCGCCGCCTCGTTTCCGGCATCGGGAGTGAGCCGGCCGATCACGCGCAAACCGCGCCCGTCCTCGGCGATGCTCTCGATGCGGCCGATCGGGCGTTCTGGGCGGTGCTGCCAGAGCAACGGCACGCTCCGCCCGGATGCGATGGCGCGGGCGAAGGCCCCCTTGCGGATCACGTCCCCGCCGCGATCGATCGTGTCGAACAGCGCGGCATAGCCAGCGAAGCGCAAGCTCATTGCCGCACCAGCGGCACGAGGCCGAGCTTCACCGCCATGCCGAGCATGACCAGCGCCAGCACGATCCGCACCACCCACGCCACCACCGCGTCGCGCGCGGTGCGCTTGGCGTCGCGCCAGGCGGAGAGCAGTTCGCGCAGCTCGTCGAGGTCAGCGCGCGCGGAGGGATCGGCGAGGCCGAGCCGCTCCAGCGCCCGCGCCGCCCCCGCCTCGCTCGCCTCCTCGGCGAGCGCGCGCAGCGTCAGCAGGTCGGCGCCCTCGCCCCGTCCCTGCTCGACGAGCCGCGCGAGCAAAGCGGTTTCGGTCTCGGCGATCACGATACCGTCTCCCTCGGCGCGAAGCCGAGCATCTGGCGTTTCTCGTCATCGCTCAGGAAATCGGCGTCGGCGAGCTGCGCCCAGAGCGCCGCGCGGTCGCTGGCCAATGCAGGGATCGAATCCAGGTCGATCGCCAGTGCGAGATCCGGCCACCACGCCCCGAGCGCATCCGCCAGTGCCGCGACGATCTTGTTGGCCAGCGGCAGGATGGTCAGCCGCCAGAGCGCGCGATTGGCCTCCGAATAATTGGCATAGGTGTTGTCACCGGGCAGGCCGAGCAGCATCGGCGGCACCCCGAAGGCCAGCGCGATCTCGCGCGCGGCGGCGGCCTTCAGGTTGATGAAGTCCATGTCGGCGGGCGTCAGGCTCAGCGCCTGCCACTTCAGCCCGCCCTCCAGCAGCATCGGCCGGCCCGCATTGCCGGAACCGGCGAAGCTCGCCTCCATCTCCGCGCGCAGCCGGTCGAGTTGCTCGGCCGTCAGCGTAGCACCCGGCTCGCCCGGCTCGTAGACCAGGGCACCCGAAGGCCGCGCGGCATTGTCGAGCAGCGCCTTGTTCCAGCGCGTCGCGGCATTGTGGATCGCCACCGGGCCGGATGCGGCGCCGAGGCTCCCCAGCCCGTAATGATCGTCGAGCGGGTGGGTGGCGCGGACATGGACCAGCCCCGGCCGCCCGTCCGCCGTGCGCACCGGCACGCGCAGTGTCTGACCGGCGGCGCGGTAGACGTAGGCGGCGGGCCAGCCGCTCGCGTCCGGCTCCACCGTCACCCGCTCGGGCCGGAGCGGGAAGAGCATCGCCGGCATCCCGTCCGCATCGCCGACGACCTGCACATAGGCATTGCCGTGGAGCAGCAGGTGGGTCGCGATCGTCTCGACGAGGTTGCCAGACAGCAGCGCCGCCGCCGCATGGTCGTCCGGCGTCACATCGATGGTGACGCTCCCCGCCCCCTCCGCCACGATCCTGACCGCGCGCTGGGCGACGGCGTTGGCGAGATAGGCGGCGCGCACCTGCGCCTCGTAGCCCGACGGCCAGTCGCCATGCGGCGCCGGCACCGAACCGAAGGCGCGCGTCAGCGCCGGCCGCGCGGTCGCCCGCGCGGGCCTGAAATTGAACAAGCGCATGGATGTCTCCCGAAAGAAGTCCGGTATTTAGAGCAGCTTCAAACCCGGCCGCCAGCGCCGCTCCAGCAGCAGGGCGGTCAGCGCCCAGACCAAAGCGTCGGCGCGATCGGGCGAGCGGCCCGATCCCTGATAGCCGCCGTCCAGCGTGAAGCCGGCGAGTTCGTCCTCCAGCGCCGGGAAGGCGCCGACGTGCTGTACCTGCCCGCGCTCGTAGAGCACCGACACCGGCTCAGCCCGCGCGACCTTGCCGCGCGAAGCGTGAACCAGCCGCACCGGGAGGCCCGCATCACTGGCGCGCAGCACGCTCTCCACCATCGCGCCGCCGTTGTTGGCCTCGGCGATGACGCGATCCGCGCCGTGGCGATGCGCGGCGGACACGACCGCCGCCGCCCAGCCCTCGGGCGCGAGGCCCTGCACGCTGGCATCCTCGATCACATAGCCGATCCCGTCACGGCCCAGCGCGGCGACGACGATCCCGCAGGCGTCCGATCCCGCCCCGGCGCCGGCCGGCGGATCGACACCGATCACGACGCGCACCATTGCCGACGCCTCGCGCACCCGACACCGCTCGATCAGCGCGCGGGGCCAGAGCGCCCCCTCGACCTCCTCAATCAGTTCTCCATCCAGTTCCTGACGGCCGAGTCGGGTGCCGGCATAGTCGGCCGTCACGGCTGCCAGGAAGCCGGGCGGGAGATGCTGCCGGTTGTCGTGCGTCCGCCCGCCCGTCACCACGACATCGTCGCGGCCGATCAGCCCGCGCAGCAGCGGGACCGGACGCGGCGTGGTCGTCACCGTCACGCGCGGCAGGCTCCCCAGGCGCAGGCCCAGCATCAGATTGTCCCAGGTCTCCTGCCCGTTCGCCCATTTGGCGATCTCGTCACACCAGGCGTGGCTATGCTGCGGCCCACGCAGCGCCTCCGGCTCACTCGCCGAAAAGAGCCGCGCCTCGGCGCCGTTCGGCCAGCGCAATCGCGCCAGCGACGGTTCCCAGCGCGGACGACATCCCGCAGGCGCGATGCCGAGCAACCCGCTCTCGCCCTCGATCATCACGCGGCGCACATCGGCGGTCGTCGCCCCGACCAGCGCGATCCGGGCCTGCGGATCGGCTTCGGCGATCCCGCGCACCCATTCCGCGCCGGCGCGCGTCTTGCCGAAACCGCGCCCCGCCATCACCAGCCAGATCCGCCAGTCGCCGGGCGGCGGCAATTGCGAGGGTCGCGCCCAGAAACGCCAGTCCGCCAGCATGGCGATCGCATCTTCTTCGGCGAGAGCGCCGATCAGCGCGGCCCGGTCCGCATCGTCCAGCGCGGCGACGGCGGCGGCGTCCGGGGCCTCAGCCTTCATCGCCTGCTCTCCGGTTCATCTCGGCGAGCTTGGCGGCGAGCCGCTCGCGGGCGCTTTCCGCGCCGGGCGCCGCCGGCCCGAGGACACGTTCACGGTGCGCGTTGTAGAGCAGCATCTGGATGCGCTCCGAAAATTCCAGCTTCGTTTCCGTCACGCCGTTGGCGAAGGCCTTCACCACCTTGACACCATTGATCGCGCGATCGAGCATCGCCGCTTCCAGCCGGCCATAGCCCTCGCGCAACGCCTCGTCCCAGGCCCGCGCGAAATCCGCATCCTTGCGACGCTGGCGATAGGCCGCGCCACGCGGCAGCCGCGCGACCCGTTCCGACGCCGCGACATTGCTGCTCAGCGCCAGATGTTCGAGGAACGCGATCCCGCGTTCCCGGCTCCAGCGCGTCTTCGGCTTGCCCTTGCTGGCCAT